GCATGGGAAAACGGTATTCTTAAAGAATCCACAATTGCAGATATCAAAAAGACTATCTCAAAGACTTCTTCCCAAAGACTAGAAGAACAATACTTAAAGGCATTCAAGCTTTTATTTCCAAATAATAGAAAATAATAAATAAAATAGATTACTAAGGAGAAATTATGGATCCCGTATTAGCAGCAAAAAAATTAATTGATTCTTTGGTTGAAGAAGAACTAAAGACATTAGGTGAAGAAAAAGAAAACGAAGATTCTATGGATGAAGATCCTATGGAACAAGAAAACGATACTCCAGAAACAGCAGGAAATGCAGCAGGAAATCAAGCATCTGTTGCAATGAAACCAGCAGCTTTTGGTAAAGCATCTTCCGCAGAAATAATTCAAGATGCTCATGGTGGATCTACAAAAGATGCTCATGGGGGGAAAGATACATTGCAAACTATGCAATACACGGATACTTCCGCACAGAACCGCGCTTCTGTTGGAATGAAACCATCATTCGCTACGAGTGGTGTTTCATCAATGAGCGAAGAAAAGGTTCGCGAAGATATTACAAGTATCTTTGGTTCTGAAGAACTCTCCGAAGAATTCATGAATAAGGCTGGTTCGATTTACGAAGCAGCAGTAATAACAAAAGCAAATGAAGTTGTTCAAGAAATTCACGAACAATATGAAAATGCTTTCAATGAAGAAGTAGAAAATATCAAGACACAACTCTCCGAACAAGTAGATTCATATTTGAATTATGTTGTTGAAGAGTGGATGGAAGAAAACAAGTTAGCAATTGAAAGTGGTATTCGTACAGAAATCGCAGAAAACTTCATTGCACAATTGAAAGACTTGTTCATGGAATCCTACATCGAAGTTCCACAAAACAAGACAAACTTGTTTGATGAAATGACAGATGCGATCTCTGAACTTGAAAATAGAGTAAATCAAGAACTAGAAAAGAATGTTGATCTTGTTAATGAAAACAAGGCTCTTCGCGCAGTAACTATCTTCAATGAAGCAACGAAGAATTTGACTGACGGAGAAGTAGACAGAATTTCTAGACTAGCAGAAAACATTGAATTTATCACTGAAGATGATTTCTCAGATAAGGTAAAGACTTTGGTAGAAAACATCACAAAGAAACCAGCAATTAAAGAATCATCAAAGAAAGACAATAGCAAGTATTTGGTGGAAACCGTAATTGAAAGTGAAGATAATGATGTACCTTCCGAGAATCCAAAAATAAACATGTACTCAAATGCCATCTCAAGAATGAGTCCAAATAATTAAAAAATATAAATAAAAATAGAAATCTTTAAAGGAGAATTCAACAATGTCAGGTATTTACTTATCAGAAAACACAAGAGCAAAGTGGAAGCCAATCGTCGAACACGAAGCACTTCCAAAGATTACAGATAACTACAAGAAGACTGTAACAACTATTCTTTTGGAAAACCAAGAAAAAGCATTGAACGAAGTTTATCAAGGAACTGGTTCATCTCAACTTGGTGTAATCCAAGGCCCAACAGGTACATCGGGTGCAATCGACGCATTCGATCCTGTTCTCATCTCACTCGTAAGACGCGCTATGCCAAATTTGATGGCATACGATTTTGCTGGTGTTCAACCAATGACAGGCCCAACGGGTTTGATCTTTGCAATGCGTTCTCGTTACGGTGGAGATAGAACTGGAGCAGAAGCATTCTACAATGAAGCAAACTCTGGTTACTCTGGTGGTGCTGCACCTAACGGTGGTTTGACACATTCAGGTACGATGGGTAACTTGTTTGCAAACGATATTCAATCGACACAAGCAGGTGCATTTGATGCAGGTAAGCCTGCGTTAACAAGTCAAATCGAAAGAGCATTTGATCAAGGATATGCAGCTACATTTGATCAATCTGGTGGTTTCGCAGAAATGTCATTCAGCATCGAAAAGACATCTGTTGTTGCTAAGTCTCGCGCACTAAAAGCAGAATACACAACAGAACTTGCACAAGACTTGAAAGCAGTACACGGTCTTGATGCTGAAACGGAATTGGCAAACATTCTTTCGACTGAAATTATGTTTGAAATTAACCGTGAATTGGTAAGAACAATGTACGATGTTGCTCAACTTGGTTGCCAACAACCAGATCTTGACGCAGTTGCATCGACAGCAAACCGCTTCCGTGTTGGTCTTGCTGGTGGTATCTACGACCTCGAAAGAGATTCTGATGGTCGTTGGAGTGCAGAAAAGTTCCGTGGTTTGACTTTCCAAATCGAACGCGAATGCAACGAAATCGCAAGAATCACTCGTAGAGGAAAGGGTAACTTCGCAGTAGTATCTCCTGATGTTGCTTCGGCTCTTTCTATGAGTGGTGTACTCGACTTCTCAGCAGTATTCAACCCATCAATGAATGTTGATGTTACTGGAAACACGCTCGTAGGAACTCTCCACGGTGGAAGAGTAAAGATCTATGTTGACCCATATTCACAAACAAGTACAAACTTCGTTTGTGTAGGATACAAGGGAACCTCACCATATGATGCTGGTATGTTCTACTGCCCATATGTACCGCTACAAATGGTACGCGCAGTTGATACGAGAAACTTCCAACCAAAGATTGGTTTCAAGACTCGTTACGGATTGGTATCAAATCCATTCGTAAGAACACTCATCAACGCAGACGGTACTCCAAACCTTTCTGCTGGTGCAAATGACGGTGAAACATTGACTCGTAGAGTCAACCCATACTACCGCATCTTCAATGTAAGAAACATCCACGGTAACGATGCTTCATTCGGTGGTTCATAATTCTTAGTTACTGATTAAGTGGGAAGAGAGCGGAGAAATCCGCTCTTTTTCTTTTCTACATATTGTATAAGGAGAAAACAATGTCTCAATTTGTAACAGGTTTTAATCGCGCTCCGCAAACAATAGACTTAGCACATACCAATAAGTTCAGACTGACAATACACAAGTATCCCTATGTGGAATATTTTTGTCAAAAAGCGAATATCCCTGGCCTTGATATTCCAGAATATATTCAACCAAGTCATTTTACAGCAATTGTAAGACCCGCAACCACAATTAATTACGAAAAACTAGAAGTTAGTTTTTTGGTTACAGAAGACTTGCAGAATTGGTTGCAGTTGCATGATTGGATGACAAAGATTGTTCCAACCAGATCATTCCGTGAAGTAATTCAACCAGAAAAAGATATTTACTCTGATATCACTTTAACCATTTTAAGCAACAAATCTCAAAGAGTAATGGAAGTAAATTACAAACAATGTTGGCCAAAATCCCTGAGTGGAATTGTTTATGATGCTACCACACTTGACACAGCAAATCCTGTGGCAACGGTAGTATTTTCTCATGCGGGTGCAACTGTCACTCACAAATCTACAAATAAAGAAAGTCCTGTAGCTTGACAATCTCAAGCCAATGTGATACTATTTAAAATACTATGGATATACAAACACTTAAACAAGAACTAGAAAAAGATTTAAAAATTAACGATGCTGAACTCGACACAGAATCTTTAAAGATTCCTAAGATTCACAACAAATACTTAAACATTTTACACGAAGAAAAAATTCTTCTTCAGTCACTTCGGTTGAAAAAAAGAATAATGCTTCGTGAAAAATGGGAATACTATACTGGCAAAGTAGATGCAGAAACCCTTAAGCAAAAAGGATTGGAACCATTCAATTTGAAAGTGTTAAAGCAAGATTTGGATCTTTACATAGATTCCGATCAAGATATTTTGCAATTAGATTCAAAGTTAATTACCCAGCAAGAGAAGGTGGATTATCTTCAAGATGCCATCAAAGCAATAAATAATATGCAATGGCATATAAGAGATGCGATTGCTTGGCGTAAATTTATAAATGGTGTAAACTGATGGATCTAACAATCAACGACGAGAATTGTGTTTATATTAAAGTTAATTGCGAAAGATCTTTTGCAAAGGAACTTTCAGAATTTTTTACATTTTATGTACCTGGCTATAAGTTTATGCCAGCATATCGAAATAAATTTTGGAATGGTCAAATAAAACTGTACAACATATACACTCAAGAAATATATGCTGGTTTAAAAGATTATGTGGTTAAATTTGCCAATGATAGAAATTATTCTATTCAAGATAACACAAAACCCATCGGTGAAGAAATAACAATTGAACAGGTTGCAGAATTTATTAAATCATTAAACCTCACGGTTGGTGGTAAACCAATTGAGATTCATCCCCATCAACTTCAAAGTATTCATCATTCAATTAACACAGGAAGATGTCTACTTGTTTCTCCAACGGGTTCTGGAAAAAGTTTAATTATTTATTGCTTGGTGCGTTGGTATTTAAATAAGTTACCAAAGGAAAAAAAGATACTCATTCTTGTTCCCACGATTTCTCTTGTTTCACAGATGTATTCTGACTTTGTGGATTATGCCACGAAAGATTCTTTTGATGTACACAGAAATGCTCACAAAATATTCGGTGGACAAGATAAAGAAACCAAAAAAAGAATAGTCATTTCAACATGGCAAAGCATCTATAAACAAGATGTTTCCTACTATGAAAACTTTGCTGCTGTGTTTGGTGATGAGTGCCATTTGTTCAAGAGCAAATCTCTTACCGACATTATGACAAAACTTAATACTTGTCCATACCGAATTGGTACAACAGGAACTCTTGATGGTACTTTGACTCACAAATTAGTTATTGAAGGACTATTCGGTAGAGCATACAAAGTTACATCAACTAAAGATCTAATCGACAAAAACATATTGTCAAATCTGTCAATTGATTGCCTTCTGCTCGGATATTCTGATGAAATTCGTAAGTCTCTAAAGGGTATGACCTATCAGGAAGAGATTGATTGGATCGTGACAAATGATCTTCGAAACAAGTTTATATGCGATTTGGCAAACAGTCTCAAAGGCAATAGTCTTATTCTGTTTCAGTTTGTCGATAAGCATGGAAAGAAATTAAAAGAGATTCTTGATAATATGAACACAGGAAGAAAGATCTTTTTCATACATGGTGGAACCGATGTGGAAGATCGTGAAGAAGTGCGTAAGATTGCAGAAACAGAAGAAAATGCAATTATAATTGCATCATATGGAACCTTCTCCACAGGAGTTTCTATTAATCGATTACACAATATTATATTTTCTTCACCATCAAAAAGTCGTATTCGTGTTTTACAAAGTATTGGTAGACAATTAAGAAAATCTGAGTTTAAAGAAAAAGCCAAACTCTATGATTTGGCTGATGATTTGTGTTGGAAGTCATATAAAAACCATACATTCAAGCATCACGAAGAACGACTTAAGATATACGAGTCGGAGAACTTTGAACACAAGAAGATCAAACTGACGGTTGTATAAATACTTAGAAGGAGTGTCTATGGAGAATTCTAAATTCATAATACTTAAAATGATCTCTGGTGAAACTCTTATTGGCAATCTTGTAAAGAAAACAAGATTGGGATACACCATTTCCAATCCATTAGTATATCAAGTAATCGCTTCAACTACTCCTGCGGGTCAGATTGTAAAACAATTTGTTTCGTTTCGACCTTGGTGTGAATTTTCAATCGACAAGGAAATAACCTTTAAAAACAACAATATTGTCGGGCCAGATATAACACCAAACCCAGATTTGGTTGATTTTTATTGTAAGGAAGTTAATAATAGAAACGCTCCAAAAGAGGAGCGCAAGGAAGAACCAGAGACAGAGACAGAACCACCACAGAACCAACCAACAGATAAGGTTCGTGGAACATTAAACTTCAATATGGAGTTTATGAATCCAGAAGATCTTCAAATGTTTATGGAAAGTGTGCAATTTGGTCTTGATAATTTGATTGAGGGAGAAGATTCAGATCAAATTATTGAAGATGCTCAGGAAGAACTAGAGGCGTTCTTCGAATCAAATCATATTCCTTATAAGAAGCCAAATAAGAAGGCCAAGAAGAAAAAGACATCGAAAGAGTCTTTTGATCTTCCTTACAACAAAAATGGCGACCCAAAAGATCCATCCAGTTGGTCGGATAATCCAAGTGATTATCTTGAGTAAGGCTTTAGAGCTAAGCTATCTGAATAGCCCACACAGCCATTATAAGCCCACTTGATTTTTTGTCAAGCCCTTTTCTTGAAAGATTTTTATCTTGCTTTCTTTATACATCCTTGTATAATCTGAGCAGAAAGGTTATAGATATGCCCAAAAAGAAACCAAATCACTACATAAACAACAGTGATTTTTTTGAAAAACTTATGGAGTGGAAAAAGCAAGTAAACGAAGCAAGAGCAGTTGGAGAAAAACCACCACCAATAACATCTTATATTGGCGAATGTTTTTTAGATATTGCCAAAAATCTCGCAAAGAAACCCAATTTTGTTAATTACCCATTTAAGGATGATATGATTGGGGATGCCGTAGAAAACTGCTTAATGTATTGTGAAAACTTTAATCCCGAAAAATCTCAGAATCCATTCTCGTATTTTACTCAGATAACATACTTTGCGTTCTTAAGACGAATACAAAAAGAGAAAAAGCAAAATCTAATCAAATTTAAAAAGTTAAAGTCTTTGGACACAAAAGGTGATCTCAACGAATACTTTAAGATGATGGGATTTACCGAAGATGAAATTGAATATTATGATAAACTTGATGAGGAAAAAATAGAAGAATGAAAGTTGCTATAATTTCTGATACTCATTTTGGCGCAAAGAACGATTGTCCTTACCTACTGGATCATTCTCTTTCTTACTTTGAGAATACCTTCTTTCCATATCTAAAAAATAATAATATTAAGACAATTATTCACATGGGAGATCTCATGGATCGCCGAAAGTATGTGAATTTTAATACATTATCTCAGGTTCGTAAACGATTTATACAACACATCAAAGCAAGCGAAATAGATTTTCATTGCATTATCGGAAACCACGATACCTATTTTAGAAATACAAATGATATCAATTCTGTTCAAGAATTGTTTGAATATAATTTAAACATCTATTCGGTTGCAAAGGAAGTAACAATTGGTGGTTTGCCAATGTTGTTTATTCCGTGGATCAACAAATCAAATGTTGATGATGCATATA